TGTAAAGCATCTTGCTGAGGCGCTTGTTGTAAATTATATTCAGCTGTTTTATTGGACAGCATCTTGCTCATTAAAGCGGCCTCAGCTGAAGGAGCCGCATATTTATTCATGGTTTGGCGTTCTTGATTCATTAGATTTTGCCCAAGCAATGCCGCTTCTAACTGCGGGGTGATATAGGGCATTTCTTGCTGCATGGCTTGATTTTGCAATCTTTGTTTGGTCATTTCTTGACCAGCCAACAAAGGACTTACAAAAGATTCAAAAAAATCTTTTTTAGGTGCCAAATCACTCCAGCTTTGCATAATATTTGTTGCCATTTAGAACCACCCCGTCACTGTGTCTACTGTTCCACCTATTACGCTGCCTATACCGCCTGCTGTTGAACCCATTGCAGAATTCAGATTCATAGCGCTTAGCGCTTCTAGGCGAGCCTGGTTCATCAAGTTCTGGGCTAGTAAATCTGATAAACCTGTCGATGCGCTGTAACCCATTTGGTTAAGCCCTTGCGTACCTTCTAGACCCATGCCATAAAGCTGCATCATGTAATTTAAATAGTTGTAATAATCTTGATTGGCCTGTCCTGTTGCAGTAGCGCCCGCTTGTTGCTGATGCGCTGAACCGCCCGTTAAACCACCTGCTTGGGCAGCTTGATTCTGCGCATTCATGGATTGTTGATATTGATACTCATATCCAGGAGATTGCTGAAAACTTCCGCCTAGCATTTGCATCGTTAACGCAGGATTGGTTAATAACTGATTAAATTGCTGCTCAAGCGTTGAAAGGCTTCTAAGGCCTGTGTCAATATAGGGTTGATAATACGGTTGTACGACGCCCGCGACTTGGTCTGTGTATTCTCTGGCTGCATCAGCAGGATTATTGAGCATTGTGGCTAATCCACCGCCAATAGCTCCTAATCCGCTCGCAACCATATCCCAATTTGTAGCCATATAAACCTCTTTATTGATATGCTTCTATTACACCATCGCCCACCGCTAACCGATATTTACTCCAGAATCTAAACTGGTAAGTAACGTCATTGGCAAATCCAAGCTGCCAAAAAGCTACACGGTTTTTTCTTTTGCCTTGTGGGTTTAGGTCTTTTGAAAAATAACTACTGAATGAATTTGCACCATCTTTGGACATGGAAATATCAACCCGTGGAACATAAGGTTCCACAGTTAAATTAGGGTTATAGCCAATAAACTTAGGGTCGTTACCTTGCTCCATGGTGAAAGATAAATTGTTAACAACGAAGGAAGCGCTATTCGCCATTCTCACGGGGGCGCATACCCTAACCCTTGGCACTTCATATTCTTTAATTACGTTGCTGCCGGGCAATGTGTAGTTGTAAGTAAATAAATCACTGCTGAATTTATAAATATTGCCATCGTTAATACTGACAAAGTAATAACTGTCATTGTAATAGGCAACACTTTCCGCAATGTGATAGTTCATGTTCTCATCTGTTGGAGAAAAGAACATTTGTGTATTAAAATCGTACACTAATGAGAAATTATCTCGTTCGTCATGGAACGTGATTTGATAGAAGAGATGACCATCTTCTTTGAAAAAGAATCCTGTGGAGCGCGCAGGGTTTTTTAAATTGCCTAATTTAAAGTCAATTCCATCGGTTGATATACGCGTGATATCTGAGCCTGATGAAATCATAATGACCGGACCAGAGCGTTCATTTATACCCAGCCATGCTACATAGGTGTCCATTGCAGCAATGGTATTAGGGCTTAAGCAACCATAGTCAATGCTAACCGAGGTGCTACGCTGATATGGGAATAATTGCGCGCCTACGTCATACCACATCTCGGTGACATTGGTGCCAAAAAGATAAAGCAAATTGCCGCGACCTGGTGCTCTTAAAACTGCCACGGCATTGGTAGGTTTTGTCTGTATATAGGCAAAGACAGGCACGCTCCCGGCGCCCCAATTCCAATTTAAGCCATCATTAGGTGCTGACAAGAACCATCCTGCCGAGGCTTTATTCACTGTATGGAAATAACCATCTTGATAAGTAATATAGCCAGGTATAATCGGTTCATTCGTGGCTTGGTCAACTGGTAATGTGGCCGCAATCAGCGGCGGACTAGAAGGCGTTTGCCAGTTGTAAATCCAAATAGCTTGACCATCACAGATAGCAATCTGGCCTGCAATATTCTCATCAATGAAAACATCACCTTCGAAAGTATTGATATTTCCAATAAAAAAGGTTTGTAAGGTCTCGCTATTAGAGGCGGGTGGAGAAACGCCATATACCGCATTACCAATGATGGCGAGCATATGACCCCATCGGCTGCTCGTAAATAAATGCCTGCCTACAGATTGCTGGTTTATTCCTGCTGCAACTTCATAGGCGGCGTAATTGACCATCCAATCATCTGAGATATATAAATTAAAAGTCTGTTCGTCAGATATCTTAGGGTAACGGCCATAACGATTACCGCCGACCATTTTTAAAGGAATATCTTGTTTTCTGGCAGCGACAGCTATCATATTTCTTAATATCCTAATGGAACAAAACTCTTTCCTAAATTAGCTTGCGCATAATCTGGGGCGGTTTGAACTTGGAATTGTGAGATTTTCTTTTGTGTAAAATCTAATGGACTGGCATTCCTAATCATTTGCTCGTAAGAAGACAACCTCTTAGCATGCGTCAGAGAAAAAGCCACGTTATAAAGCTCACATAAATAATTGGCGAGCTTGTATTTTAAATATTCAATATAAAACCCCTGGTATGTCAGGGTTAAATCTGTTCCGAGAGTCAGATTTAGCAATGAAAACTTAGCCCATAACTGGAAATTCCAATTTGTTTGTGGAAAATAGTAAAAGTAAACATCTGCACCTGTATGGGTTCTTTCCATATGCCATTGATATGGAAGACTCAAAATAGTATTCGCTCTCGAATAGGCGAAATATTCTTGTCGTGATGCAGGCTGCATGGAGTAACGAACATTATTGCCAAAGCCATCATCAATAAAGAATGTGGCTGACTCAATTTCAACCAAATTGTCTATTGAATATTTTTCTTGGCCGGCAACAAACACGCTGTTGTATTCAACCCAGAAAGGAATAAGGTCGACGCTAGCGGTAGCCACATCTAAAATGGCATTAAATCGTTCTAGACCATCTGCTATTTGTTCACCGGTAACAGTCTCCATTGTGCGACTGACAATACCTGACAAATACCATGACTCTATGATTAATTGCCGCGCAGTATAAGCCATCTTCCTTCCTCATAAATTAAACCTATTCAACCGGTAACAATCTATTACCGGTTGAAATATCCCTAAACTTATTTACGGAGGGAATGCGATTTTCATTAAGTAATCAGGCACAGCAGTTGCACCATAAATTACGTCATGAATGAAGCCTACTTGGCCGGTCTGCATGATACCGCCGTAGTAAAGGCGCATAGAGGTACCGGTGGTTTCATCAGTTGCATTCGCAGTTGGGAAAGGGTTCATGTCAGGCAATTGAGGCATTGCGAGATATAAAGCGTTTCCGCCCACAATCATGCCGCAGCGATGGTCAGGTAGTACGGTGACTTGCATGCCTGCTACGATAGGTGTGAGTTCACTTACGTTTTGGTTAGGATTGCCTGCTTGCCAGCAGAAAGGCTGAGACAATGTAATGGTTACATGGCCAGACCCATCAGATGCAGCATTAGCGGCAGCTTGGAACTGTAAAGGCGCACCACTTGGCTTATGACCAATGTAGGTTAAGAAGCGTAAGTTAGGATGCCCTGCTACGTTGTCCACAAATTGACCACTGTCGTAACGATGGATAGCGTCAGCATCACTAACAGATGCACCGCTGAATATAATAGAGGTTACATTTGCGCCAGTAGGGTCGTTCGTTGAGATAACCGTTAAGGTTTGCGCTTGATTACCTACGGTGCCAGATTCATGTAAAGGTAATAAGTTAGATTCATACCAATCTGTACGGCGGAATTTACCGACCATCCAAGACATGGACATTTCATCGTTTCTATCAAGAACAAACTGATTTAAACCAGAGTTCACAATTTGTGGCACGGCTAAATCAGATAAATACGCTTTAGCTTCACCTTTAGGCGTACCAAAGGTTCTGAATTGCGCCATCATCTGGGCTAGCTGCCCAAAAGAGTTGATTTGAGAAACGCCATCGCCAAAGAAACGATAAGGTTGTGTTTCAGCAAGGCCTGCTACATATGACTCAACTTGTGTGCCAATTTCAGCAATGGCCGAGCGACCAAACATATCTAAATATTCTTCTGCGTTAAAAATCAACTGAGGCGATGTAAATACATAGCTTGCATTTGATTGTTGATTAACGGTCAAAGGTTGAACCAGCTGACTTGCGGGCTGGAAGTTAACAACCAATGAAGGCTGAGATATAAAACGTGGCGGTCTGTCAAAGGTAACGGTATCACCTAAGTTAGCGGCCATTTTGTTGAATTCACGGAATTTGGTATTTGCCGTGCTAATAAAGCACGAATAGTTTTGCAGGAGTGCTAATCCTGACTTATGATAAGTCTGTACCTGTTGTAAAAAATTAGCTGGAACGGCCATGGTGTTGTCTCCAATAAGTTAATCTTTGGAGACATCTGGCCTAAGATAAGTTTATACGCGAAGATGCTTTTGTTTTCGCAAATCCGCAATACTCATGCCATCGTCTCCGCTAGCTTCTGGAGAGGGCTTGATTTGACTTAAAGGTTCTTTAGGCGTACCCATAGTTTTAGCGGCAACCAAGTTATTATTAATGGAAGCAGCTAAATCCCGCGTTAATCTGGCGGCTAACACTGGATTTCCCAGCATCTCTGCCTGATGGATCGCAAGCGCTTTTTGGGGATTGTTTGCTAACTCATGCATAAACTCGGCGGTATGACCTGAATCCAGGGCATGCTTGACCAGGGTTGGCATCGTTTGCAACTGCAATCCCTCGACATCTTTAAGAATGTCAGGGTACTTTTCTTTGCCGGCTATCAAGTCGTTTTGAAACCTATCTACTAAGTGCCTAGCTTGTTCTTCCTGCATTTTTTTAGAATACTGGTCGTTCAAGTTTTGCGCGTTCGTTTTTGCGGCTTCGTCAGCGATTTGGCGTATTCTTTCTTCGCTCACAGCATTAGATTGAGACATGCCATCTTTTATGCCTGAACTATAGGCATCTTCTTTAGCACGACCAACAATCTTGTTGACCTGTGACTGTGGCACCAGCTTTTCTTCAGGCGCTACATTATTTTCCGGCAGAACCGTATCGTCTATCATATTTCCTCTCGACTATTAACCCCGTCACGGTAGAGACCTCAATGACACATGAGTTTGTGGCTATTTTACCTGATAGCTCAGTGATTAATAAATTAATATAAAAAATAGTAAATGTCAATCAAAAGAAGGATTAAAAGATACAAAACAAAACGAGCAGATAAAAAAAGGGCGCCAAAGGATAAAAGGCGCCCTAATTGCCTTGGCGGATGAGGACCAAGGACTTTGGGGGAAACTTAACCCTGCATATTAGAGAATGGCATGTTGTAATCAAAACCAGATAGCCATAAGCTCAACGTGCAATCGCCAGCAGAAACATTGTAGTTAATAGCTGCGCCATTGGTGCCGGTATCAAGACCGGCGTTCATAATAACATTCTGCGTTACAGCCACAGCATTAACCTGGCCTTGCAATACAACAGGAGGCAAAGAAGCTGCGGTTAAGCCAAAAGGAATTAAGGATGCTGTATCGTCATTGGTGTTATTGGTAAAAGTGGTTAATAAATTAAGGTTGCAAACACGATTATAAGCTAATGCATTGCCGCCCACTCCAAAGATAATGTCTACCTTGGTTGGTGTGGTTGCAGCGCCTCCAGCTAACAGAACCTGTCTATCTTGAAGCATTACACTCCGACGTTCATAGTTGCCGTTAATAGAGTAGGCTACTAGGTGACCTGCGTTATCAACCAATACAAATCCGATTTCACGGTATGAATCATACCCATCTGGAACGAAGCCAGTGGCAGTCGTTGCAATTACCATTGCAGGAATAACTAAGCCATTTAAGCTTCCATCAGTAGTGCCAGCGCTATTGCTCACTAAATAAACAGGCGCCATATTAAGACCGGTTGCAGGCGTAATAGCAGCAATTCCAGTAGGAAAGGTGCCGTTTGCGCCGATAACAGCGGTGTTGATCGTAATTGAACCTGGTGCGCCAGGCGTAAAGCCGGTATATTCTCCCACCCAATCAGAAGTATAAGAGCGCGCAGAGCCTGGCGCAAAAGTTACAGTAGTGGTGGTAAATGCAGTAGGCAAAAAGCCTTGTACAAATGCTGGTGATGCAAAATCCGCTGGTTGGTAAATACTTTGTCCGTTCATTATAAGCTCCTTTTAAATTAGATATTACTTGCGTTTCTTTTCCATTTTCTTTTCTTTTGGCATTTCTTTTTTGGATTTACCGCCAGACCCTTTGTTGCCATAGCTACAGTTTTTCATTTAGAATCTCTCAAAATAAAAGTAAATTGTTACAAATTATATGGTATTTTTTGAAAATGTCTAGCTTTATCATTCCATCTCTGCCCAAGCAAGCACCACAAATTCACCTGAAGGAATTTTATCGGTATAAAATCGGTTATCAGCCGCGCTATAAAAAGCATTCATTCTAAATGCAAGACCTGCCTCTATCCTTGCCATAATTTGATAATCGCCTGTTTTGGCAGGTCTTATTAATGGCTCTATCCAATTAGTCACTAGCTTTCTCCTCTTTCTTTTCTCGTCTGCTCATTTCAATTTCATTGTCACTTTTTTCTTTTGCTATTAATAAATCAGCCGCTTTGCCAATACGCTCAGTCGTAACTTTCTCTAACTGAACTGCCGCATTGGATTGCTGGTTCTCTATACTCGCCAATATCTTAGCTTTCTCAAGCTCAAGCTTCTGCTTGTCTACTTCAATTTGTAACATCTTAATTTGATTCTCTGCTTGCGCCTGCTGCGCTTTCTGTTGCATTTCCATTTGTTGTATTTGCATCTTCATCACTTCAGGTGGAGGCTGTTGTTGCGCTTTCTGTTGCGCTTGTTTCTGCATCTTAGACCATTCATCATAACGCTCTTTGAGAATATCTACGCCGCGGAAATCCATGTTATCAAATATGACATCTCCGCCCTCTATCGCCATAAATTGTCCTATACCGGGATTGACTTGTTGAGCACGTACAATATCATCAAATGCTTTAGCTTGCTGCGCACCAAAACTTGGACCCGCTTCAATTTTTATTTCTAAAGCATCTTTATCGTAGTCAAATTTTAATTGTGGTGTGCCATCAGGATTGGTACCATTTATTTCAACATAATCTCTTTTACCGTCTTTTGTCATGATTGGGATAGTTCTCGGCGTTACATATATTTTAGGTAACATTTCTAGAATGATATTTGCATAAGATTGCATACCATTTAAATAAGCCACCACATAAGGCATTGCCGCACTGTTTGATAAAGACAAACTATTCTCAATAGCCACACCACTTAATTCTCTTTCGCCCAGTTTCGCAAGCGAGTTGTCAAAAGAACCCAATATGTTTTGGATAACAGAATCTGCACCCATAAATGTTTGCGTTATCTCGGGCGGAATAGCACGACGCTGAACCATTTGTGGTGGTGGTAATGGCTGATTTGGATCGTCATCTTTGAATGCGTTATAAACCAAGCAAGAAGCCAATTGCGGATTAGTCCAAGGCTCTTTGTATATAGCGGGTATGCCTTCCTTGGGTATCATCCAGGGTGATTGCTGAATGTTTTCAAGCTCATTCGCAAGTGCTTGTCCTGCAAAATTCTTTAAGCGTTGAGCACCCATTGCAGCATAAACCAAAGGTCGGGTCATTTGGCGAACGGCGCTATTCAGTGCGTCTTTAACAAGAATAGAATTACCATCTATAAACACAATTGGCAAAGATGAATAAATTGTTTCTTCTTCGGCTAGAATTTTATTTGAATCAAATCTGTAACGAATAATCTCTGTAATATTTGTTTTGCGTGGCTTGCCAACAATAATGGGAGGCTGCTCAAACTTATCCCACTCTTTTACCATTTTATTATATTCGCCGCGAGTTCTAACAACACCATCCGCGCATAATACAATTTCTTTTTTTGTGATTTTCTTTTCATAAAAATCGCAAACTAAAATAAATAATTCTTCTTGTGATTTATAGGACCACTTAAAACCAGATATTTCATTATTTACGCGAAATTCGTTTTCATCTATTTTAGTATCAAAAGTTCTTTCGTAATCCTCTTTCGACATCACGGTTATCTGAAAGCAATATCTTCCATCCAATTTGTTATCTTGTTTTGCAAGAACATCCCATCCGCAAAGTGTAGGGTCAAATGGGCGCTCAATAAAAATATCTTGATTAAAAGATTTCTCTGCGATGTAATCGTTATAAATAAATACCGCGCTAAATCCGCCGCTTAATGTATCAGTTATGTTGTTATATTGCAGATTATTTTTCTTTGCATTATCAAATATATGCCTGAAGTGATTTTCCACAAGCTCTATTAATTGTGGGTCAACTTTTTTTCCTTCTTTAGTTGAAACTCTAACAGCAGGTTCCTGCTTTGATACTTCGCCACGCAATCTTGATATAGGAGGTTCGAGAATGTTGAACTCTAAATTGGGTCTTCGCGTAATATTGTTAATAGAAGAATCCGTTGTGGTAATGCTGCTAACAAATGTCCATCTTCTAAAGTCATTAAAACTTTTATAGTTCTGATTGAAATTCATGAAGGATTTCTCTACCTCCTTCTTTAGTTGTTTTAATTTTTCTTCTTCATCCGTGTAATATTTTGCCATTTAAATACTCCGTTTTATCTTGCCTCGTAAAATCTCGCGCCTAAGCCACAAATAGGGATTTCTGTGTATTCTATTTTCTTGCCATATCTTTCGTCATGACAGATGCGGTTTAACTTGAATGGGTTTTCTTGAACTACATTTTCAATGGGTCTAGCGCAGATGTAATCTGGGGTCATCGCTCTGGTTGAATGCTTGCAAGTTATGCACTTGGGGTATTTTTCGTTTCCGTTAGGATCAACTATATATCTTGGATTTTCATTTAAATCGGGTAAAGGCGGTAATTTTTCTTCTACTGCTTTTTGATTTTTTTCTTTTTTTGTTCTTATTACCATTGCCTGTCCATCCTCATTCTATTAACTTGATTAAATTGCGCGGCCATATCTCGCATCATTTTATCAGAATCTGATGTATTTTTGGGCAAAAGCACTTTATCAATCAATCCGAGCTTGACTGCGTCGTATAAAGTATCGCAAATATCATCGAAACGATGGGTATTGTTGCCGGTTATTTTCCTGCAATGCTCTAGGCACATATGGGTGTGCTTGCCATATCTGGGTAGAGAAACATGGCGCTTGGCAATCCAGCTTTGAATGCTAAAGAATCTGTCTATCTTGTTCTTGCTTACTGCTGAGCGCTCTATATCTATCGCCCTTAGACCTTGAATATTTTTCAAGGAGGAAGCGAGCGTCACACCTGTCGACTTCTTCTCGATAGCAATAAACTCTGGTTTTACCTTGTGGCGCATAGCGTTTGTATAAAAAGAGAACAACTCCCGCTCCAAATCATGCGGCTCTACGCGCACTTCAGCGCAATCCAACCAATGCAGCCCATATAATCCGGTATCTACATCTCTATGCATTATCTTATAAAGCCCCCAGAAGCTAAAAACAGTGGCATCATTGTATGTTTTATCAGTCTCTGCCGTATCAGCAGTGATGAAAGTAGATATGATCTCTGGCTCATCATCTAGCAATACAAACCATTCCGGCTTGAATATGCCCCCTCCAGCTGGCTGAGGGTCTTGCTGGTATTGGGAAGAGAATACGTAGGGGTTTACTTCTTGTTCTCTCAGGAGCATTTCCAAAGGGTTAATTGATGGGCAAAGCGCATTGCCCGCCTCATCAATAGCCCTTAAGACTACCCTTCGCCAATTTATACCATCTTTGCTCTCAAGCAAGAACGCGGCAATGTCAGCTTCATGCAGTCTTTGGCCTAAAAATACAATGGGTACATTGGGCCCCCTCGGCCGGGGCTTAATAGTCTGATTGTAGTTGTCAATCACATGCTCCCGCATGGAATCAGAATGCACATCATCAGGTTTATGCATATCATCCATAATGACCATCCCGGAGAATCTCTCAAGATAGGGTAAGCCTGCGTCCATCCCTGTAATTGAGCTTCCGCTCCCAAATGCCATTACTCGGCCACCCTGCAGGGTTTTGAAATTACCCCTCGCCGATGTGGCCATATCTATTTTTACGCCAAATAACTTATAGTATTGTGGCATCTCCATGATTTCTTTAATGGTTGCGGTATGCTTTTCTGCTAGCGGCCTTGAGTAGGAAACATACAATATTTGGCTGTCTGGATATTGCGACATGACCCATGCCACAAAATAAACCAACAATGTAGATTTACCATGGCCTGGTGGTACGTTAATAATGAGCCTGTTAGTCTTTAGGTCGAATACATCCTCAAGCTCTTTGGAGATAACCTTGTAGTGAGAGGCGCGGCTTACAGGTTCTGGAGTATGGAAAGGTCTGCCTGTTTTAAGCTCAAAAAATACCTTAGTGAATTCTAAGTGTGAATTAATTAGGCGATTTCGTAGTTCAATTAGTTCATCTGTCATGAACCAATTGTATCATTTAATGATATTTTGCTCTATAAAGAATCTAATGTATTCATCTATTAACTCTAGCTGCAAATCTGATAAGTCTTCAGAAAGCCCTTCCCCTTCAAATACTACAACCTCCAGAATGCATGAAAATAATTTATACTTGATGTATGCCGTAATATAACCAAGCTGTCTTTCTTGCGATGGGATATTCTTTCTCGTTTCATATTCTTTAAGAAGCTGCTCGACGCCCAGGAAGTGATATTCTGCACCCTGGATTTTTATGTCTTTCCATAGATAATTCATAAAATTCTTAAGGACATCCATGCTTTTACAGCTTATTATGAGCATATTCAGCGTTACCAAAGATGGGTGTTTCATTTTAGCGCCTATCCTTAAAGAACATTCTTGAAACCAGCTCCCCAACAACAGAAAGAAAAGAAAGAATTATCGTGAAGCATGAGATGACGGAGGCGATCTTCATAAATTCAGAAGAATCAAATATCAACGCCAAAATAAAAAATGCAGCGCTTTGGAAGAGGGTAATTACAGCAATAATGCACAATATTTTTGCGGACCAATTAATCTTTTCTATAAAACTCATCTGCTGTCTCCAAGCATTAAAATTACAAACACGAGTAATACTACAATTGCTATTAAATAAGGTTCTAGGCCAGTGGCTGCTTCTAACATGTTTTATTCTCTTTTTTGAAACAAAATTTAAATGCAGAAAAACCGAGCTTCGGTGCGAAATTAAGAGCGCCATGAAAATATTGCAATTCATTATCCTTTAAAATATGTCCTTTTTTAAAACAACATAAAACCTCACACTCCAGAGGGTTATTCTCCTGCCTGGAATTAATGGGATATTTGTATAGCGTTAAAGGAAAAATACAAATATATTTCAATCTATCCTCTCGAAAGCAATGGGAAAAATATCGGCCGAAACATAATATGTCCCCTGCTTTGTTAAATTATGTAATTGCAGCCCATTATGGGTACAACACATGGCATCTGCTATATCTCCTTCGTCAAAAGAAGTTTCATCAAGGGATGGCACTAACCTAATTGGCAATATGCATTTATATTTCATCTTTATTCTCTCCTGAAAACGTGAATCAAACATTTGCTTTCGTCTTCCACTATCATGAAATCATTTTTCATTTGCTGCCATAATTCTTCAAAATCAGGCGAATCCTGATATGTGTCATCGTAAGAACAAAGATAATATTCATTAAGAAAGTCTGGGTAAGAGCGAAAGCATCCCTCATACCTCTCAAAAAGCTCATTCATCTTCTTTGGTTTCCATTTAAACTTATTAAATAAAAAGCCATAGAAGCGAACGCCCCATTTTTTCTTTAGAAATTCAGCAAGTCGTTTATCCTCTTCCTTAAGCTTAAAGATTACTTCTTTTTTCTTTCTTTGTTTTAGGTATGCCATATATTTATATGAAGAATAATGCTAGTAAACAGATTATGGGTATAAGCAAAATAGTTGCCGCCTCGACCAGTCCCTCATACCTCTCAAAAAGCTCATTCATCTTCTTTGGTTTCCATTTAAACTTATTACATATCTCGCATTTGCATTTTCTTACCATGGGCAATATCCTCAGTTGATATAACAACTACATATTGTTTTTGGTAATATATCATGTTATTGTGGGATGTCAAGAATAATTTTAAGGAGAAGGTGATGACGACACTGCAAGAAGACATCCAAGCGCTTTTAATTCAACTTGTGAATCTAAATGAGATGCTATCAGCAAAACTTTGTTCCGTAAATTATTACCTGGAAGATACCCCCGATAATTCAGAGAATAACCATAAAGAATTACTTGTATTTGCAGAAAAATTGAACGAAACATGTCAAGAATTGGAAGATTTAATAAAGAAACTCCCCATAAAACACTTCGGAGATTTCTGGGGCTACACACCGAACTACTAAAGCCCTTTTCTTTCCTTCTTAGCCTTGCGCTTCTGCTTAAGGGACATCTTGGCTTTCTTTTTCTTTTCTTTTTGGGTGTCTATATTTTTGCTCATTTTTTTCTCTTCTTCTTACTCATGCCGGCCTCTGACATAGCAATAGCTATTGCTTGTTTTTGCGGCTTTCCAGCGTTCATTTCTGTTTTTATGTTATCGGAAATAACCTTTTTGGATTTTCCTTTTTTAAGTGGCATTCTTACTTCTCCCTTTCTTTCTCTAAAATCTCTATTCTACTATTGATGCTTGAAATTTTATTTCTATTGATTCGAATAGCTTTCTTGGCAGCCATTTTTTGCGTTGCTAATTCTCCTAAATATATTGATTTTCTATCTGATGCTCTTTTAGTGCAGGTTATTATCACACAGTTCATACAGCGTGTTATATCAACAAATACTCTAACAAGTTCATATTTTTTGCAAATTTCACCACATCCTTTGCAAACCACATTTTCACCTATTTCTATGCATTCTCTATTTAAGTTAATTTTTTGGATTAGTAAACGTCTCAAAACATTTTTGATGTCTGCTTTTATTTTCTGGGGTGTTACAGAACAAGAAGACAAATCTACCTCTTTCTCTTCTTCGTCAGATAAGAAGCAGGCATACTCCTCGCAGGTTACGCAGAAAGGATCGTATTTTTCATGGGTACTACATGGAGATGGTATCATTCATCTC